TGGATGTAACTGGACCAGTCGTATCCGGAACGCGGGTCCGTGAGCCAAGCGACGATAGTGTCGCTCAAGTTCTGGAAGTAGGGCTGGTATTCCGTGACCCCGTCGGTGACGTCCGGTTGCGTGCTGCTGGTGTAGCAGTAGTCTTCCTTGTCTGTGATCGACACGTAGAGCGCGTGATTGAACGTGTCGATGGATGCGTCGATGACGGAATTCGCGTTGACTGCCATATGTCTATCCTGAGATTACGGTCTGTGCGCCGGTCTGGATGACACAGGGGCCGGGATTGGTCCCTATGTCACCGATTCGTCCAGCACCGGCACCATTAACAAGCACTGTGCCAGAACCGGAAATGACAACAACAGGATGGCCGCAGCTAGCAATAGCAACAGAACCAATAAATGATGCGCCGGCCGATTCGAGTACCACAGTCGGAGATACGCCTGTGATAACCGCCGAATAGTGCTGCGGGTGTTTGTGCGCGGGGCAGATTCCGGTCGCGATGTCGCCTGCTCTTGCATTGCCTGATCCAGCCATGGGGGTATTTATAGCTCGGCAAATGAACTGAGGTACTGGCCGTCTTCCCATCCGATAACAGTGCCCTGATCATCGACACAGAACAGGAGCAACGGCCAGTAGTTCCGGTATTTTACTGCTTCTCGAATTTTGTTGTACAACAGGCTCGACTCCGTGTGCCTCGCTGGTGTGATCGACGGACTTGTAAGCAATGGTTTAGCCGGGGGTGACGGCTCCATCTCCATGAGGAAGCAGGGGTCATACATGATCTGGAAATCCTCGCGCAGGTTTCGGTCCACATGCAAGAAACTGAAATGGTTCAGGTCCGAATGTATCTGGCCACGGATGATGCCGGAGGTGGTCGTGTCGATTCCATCGAAGAACTCTTTCATGTCTGCACCCCCGGCTACACTCATGACATCGGCCCGCAGATCGAATTTCAGGTCGACCCGCAACGGGTCTGTATATGCCAATGCTTGTGGGACCCCGTACAATTGAAGAAAGAGCTGCGTCAAAGAGACACAAAAATCGGTGTCAGCCCCACGTCCCTTCAGGAATTTTCCCATCGGCATGGTGTGGATCGTGACGATCCGGGTGTCCCGATCATCGTCCCGGCAATAGACCTCATTCGGCGCATGCAGTTTGTGGTTGGCATATATACGGGCAAGCTCTTGGTGTGTCTGCCATAGCACCGTCGGGCTGATTGGGGGGGTCTCAACCATCAATGACGGCCTCTACGTGTTCTTCGCGTGTCACGGACAACAGATCGCTCCCCCACAAAAACGGGGGCATGGTATTCGCCCATCGAACATAGATCACGTTTCCGGGCTTGACTTCGTGTACGTCGCTGCCGACCCGTAGCACTCGAAAGAAGTGCGCGTCTTCGTTCTTGGAGCGTTCCGGGACATGGATCGGGGAGTTGTTGAAGTCATTACGATCCTCGACCTTGACGACGATCTCCCGGGAAAAGGGCTTCAGTTGTTCTTCATGTGTTGTGGTCATGTTGTTGTGGTTCCTCGTGTTCTGTTTCTTTGGAAAGTTCCTTGAAGGGGATATCGAACTCGATGGGATCGATGTCATGGACTTCGAGGCAGTACAGGATGAAGCTGGCACATGAACTGCCTCTCCCCACCCCCCAAATGACGTTGTCCCGTTTGAACTGCTGGATCAGGTCATGGAGCGAGACAAGAAACAGGATGTATTGGTTTCGTTCGAAAAAATCAAACTCCAGTTCAAACCGGTCGCTTGCGGCCTCACGATCCGGGTATGCAGAGAATCGGGGAGTGCCGCGAAACAGGCGCACGAATCGCTCCACGTCCCCGTCCGAATGGTTCCAATTGATGGGGTCGGGGTTCGGAAACTGCGCTTTCAATTCAAGTTTTGATTCACCCACATACTTTCGATTGTACTGAACAACGACCGTATGCGGCCAATAGTGCCGTGGATTGCCATGGATTGCGTGCTTCGGTGGATGTCCCGTTCGAAGCAGCGTATCAACCGCACCATGAAAGCCCACGGTCGAATCCCCCGAATGGTGGAGGTACCGTAGTCGCTCCTTGTCGTAGTAGGGCATATCACGTTCCAAGGGGGAGGGAATCCGAAAGTACGCTGTCGATTATATCAGACACGGCCGCAACAATCTGGTTCTGCAAGTCGTATCTGGTGTTGTCGTTTAGAATGATCTCATCAACATTGGCCATGTCCAAGGAGTTCTCACTGGCATGAGAGGAATGCTTGATGTGTTCGAGGTCTGGACGCTCGACGTAGAACAGGGTGCCTCCGAAATCATGGAGCCAGTCGGCCTCATTATCGAAGCGTATGTCCGGAATCACGAAACGGTTGTACCCGAAACCGATTGCGCGCGACAACTGCAATGTGGCACGTCGAACCCATATGTCCGTGAAGAACAACTGCCGGCCACCTTCGGTCCCCAACTTCTGGAACATCTCTCGATGGGTAATACCCCAAAACGGATTTACCTCGTCCTTGTACTCATCACTCCATGTCTGCTCGTCGGTAAGGCCGAACATCTCTTGTGCAGCCCGTTTCAGTGGATCGGCAAACGAGTATCGATGAAAGTGAAGTTGCTCTACCAGTGCGTTGGCGCAAGTGTCCTTTCCCGAACGAGCGGGTCCGCAAATACCGATCAGTGTTGGTTTGGTTGTCATTGTTGAGTCATACCTCTTCTTCTGATACTTCTATCCTGTCTTTGGGAACAGCAAGCGTGGGGAACACGTCCAGTACCCGGGCAGGTTGACCATACTGCATCTCCCGGGCACGCATCGCTTCGTACAGGTGATTCCATTGATCCTCATGGACCACGATTTGATCGAAATGCATGTAGTACCCCCAATCATGGAATCCCGGAGGCAGATACAAATTCGGATCGAAGACGCTGCGATTGAGCGTAACCGTACCAAGAGTGACCAGTTGCACAAGGAAGGCGAGGATGTGGTCTGCCCATGTCAGTTTCGATAACAGCCCGACGTCATTCATGGTAAGGCATGAAATGATGTCATCCCGATACTTCTCGTTGTAGCCCTCCTTGATGGCCCGGATCGAGATCGTGTCATCCGAACTGGCACCGTGATATGCAAATACGTCGTACAGCATGGCGCTACCATTATCCTGTACCGTGTAATAGCCGATCCAGAGAAAGACGTCATCGGCCAGCATATGGCAACGCCCCTGACCGTCATTGACGTTCAATTCTTCTTTCGTTTGAAACAGGTATACCTTGGATTGTTCTTCTCTCATCTATACGACATCCACGTGGCAATAGTCACTCATCTTATTGTACAGGTCTGCCGGAGAGACCAGAATCGAGAATCGAGTCCCCACACTGACCGGCACCGGATTCTTCGTTTGGGGGTACACCATGATAAAGTCTTCCACGCAATCGATGACTTCCATGGTCTCGATCTGCCATGCGTTCTCTTCGAGGGTGTTGGTCATCAGGAACGCATCGAAGGTTCGTCCCACGATCTCATCGACCTTGATCCAGTCAAGGTCCCCATAAACGTCCGCGATCATCACATGATAGTTGGCCGGGACGATCAAGGTGTCCTTGCCTATACCGATGTGATAGGCGGTCCCGGTAATGCGATGCCACGATGAAGTCTCGCAAAGAAAGAAGTCCCGTTCCTTGATGTTGTATTCCCAATGGTGGCATTCGGTCGCTTCGTCGCTGTTGGGTAGAGCCGTGTAGTCTTCACCGATCAGTTGCATGTGTGTAAGTATCCCCGTATCAAAGAATGTGGATGTCCGGTGCTGTATGCAGTTCGAAGCCTTGGGACCTGTACAATTGCTGTCGCCCTCTCTGATGACGAACCGACCACCTTGTGTTCGAATAGATGTCAAACACTTCCAGATGGTTGTATACCCCATCGAGGCGCAGACCGCGACCGATGCCCTGAACAATCGCGGTCGGGTTCTTGCCGGGATCGATCAGGATCAGGCGAAATATGCGATTGATGCTGATGCCGGTGCCGGCCGTCCCAAACGTGGCAATCAAACAGTTGTCGTCCGAAACCTCGAACTTCTCGTACTCGGCGATTCGGTCCTCGCTCTTTACATCCATGTCGATGAATGGCAATGACAGTTTCTTGGCGATCTTGGAGCCAAACTGTGGGTGCGTCAGGACCAAGGTGTTCTTGTTTGGCAGCAGGTCGAGGTATTCCGCCAGTGCGTCCACTCGACGTCGGTTCTTCAACAGATACTTCTTCTCGGATTCCCATTCCTCGAATGGCTCTTCGTGTTCCAAGCGCGAATCCCGAGTACGAACCGTGGTAATGCTGCATGTGGACGCAATCTTGTGCTCCTGCAACTCGCGGGTTTCGACCTTGATCAACACGTCGCCGCCAATATGACAGAACAGCTTCTCTTTCTTGTGGCCAGTCTTGGGCACCGTGGCGGTCATGCCTACCCGTACCGGACAATCACTGAACACGTCGCGCAGATTGCGCTGCATGACCTCGCCTAATATGTGGCACTCGTCCTGTATGAGTACACCACGAAACCCCCGGAACAGTTCCGCAGAGTTCTTCAGCAGTTGCCATGTCACGATGATGTGGTCATGATTGGCCACGATCTGCTCCCGGTCGCCATTTCCGGTCAGCATCGCAACGTTGAGAGAGCCCTCTTCGACGTAGCTGTTATAGGTCTGTACCAATAGTTCCTTGTTGGGGACCACGACGACGCTGCCGACCCATTCAGAAAAGACCTTCGACAACGACAGACAGATATAGGTCTTGCCGCCGGTAGTGGCGATGTCGATGATCCCTTTGCGTGCCTCGATGACCCGGTTGACGGCTTCTACCTGATGATCGTGCATCGTGATCCCGAGGCCCGACAAATAGGTATTGTCGATCCGGGGCACGTGATCGGGTACGAGGGGGAGTTCCCGGACATCATGCAATGTGATGTCCTGATCGAGATCGACCAGCAGGTCTCGCTCCAAGATATCGAGGACCTGATCCAGCAGGAAGCTGAAGGTATAGCCCGAAGGCGAGAAATTGGATTCCTTGCCGTTCCACTTGTGCAATTTGAACGCGGCACTTTGAAAGGCGCCCGGAACGCTTCGTTCCGTTGCCTTGATGATGTGCTTGGTCTGAGAATCCGTTAGTCCGTCGAACCGGACATTGACTTCATCAATGAGATACAGGTCGATAGCCATTACACCACTATGTTGTTGTGTTTGTCTGGTTGTTCGCGGTCTTCCCGGATACGAATGTAGGTCTCAAGATCATTCAGCGTCTGGAACAACTGATTCTTGAACATCCGGGATTCCTTCGGGATGCAATTGATCTTGCCTATCAAGACATCGCGCATCTCGTGAAGTTCCTTGATGGTCTTGTTTTTCCACGCGTCGAGCAGCGTGAAATCAATCTGCAACAACTCCTGTGTGGGGTCCGGCTGTCTAGATGACATGGCTTTCGACTCCTGCGACAAGGGCATTGGTCAGGTCCTTCAATGCATACTGCCGCGCCTTTATGGTATTTAACACCGCATCGACCTCGTCCCGGAGCCGAATGGTGTTGTTATGCAGTTGTTTGACCCGCACATAGTCATCGTTGGATTGCGCGTACGCCTTGGCCTCGGTCGTGCTTGGCGCCTTGCCTCTACCGCTCATCTCCTTCTTGAACACGAGGCCATACACCTGATCGACCAGCGCCTCGGCTCGACGGGCATTGGCATGAGTGATTGCAGCCAACCCCTCCCATTCATAAAGCAGGCTGATCTGTTCTCCAATGCACTCCCGGAGCTGGCGGTTCTCGATGAGAATCGTGCTCTCCGAGCCGACGTACATCTGGTTGTAGACATCACTCTGTTCTTCGAATGATTTTCTGATCGCATCGTATTGATGCTCAACCGCTTGATTCTGACTCATAAATACTTGACCCACCCTAAATAGAATAAGAGGAACTGGAACCAGACCCTATGAAGATTAGCGATATCCTCAATGAATACGAGTATTCCGGACCATCGATGACATTCGATGATTCCCCCAAAGACGACATCATGAACTTTGGCGGACCCGACAGCCCCGATCATGACAATGCCCTGCAATCTCGCATGTTTCTACGCCAATCCGTCACCGTCAAAGATCATGAGCGGGTGCAGATCGTCAAGGACGGCAAGGTCCTGAAAGACGACGAATGGGGCAAGGTCCGCGCGTGGCTCAAGGACAATTGGAACTCCATGTCCGGGACCTACTTTCTTTCCCGTGGCACGCAGGTCCTCACTACCATTCAGACCACATCATCATCAGCTACCGCCGTCGGGTCGTCTGCTTCCGAAGACGAAATCTGATTCAAAATCGCGTCCGCGTGTTCGTGCAAGGCCAAGGACTGAAACTTGATGGTCTTGCCGTCAACGATATAGTTGTACCAAGCACCGTTCTTGGAAACCATGCCTAGCTTCTCAAAGATCGGCAACAGTCCGTCGTAGAGATCGATGCCGGCATCATAGGGAATCTTCAACGTGGACTTGGCGCCGAGCATCGAGAACCGGGACTTGTAAATTTCGGCTTTCATTTGAAAGCCGATGTTCTCCGTACCCTCTTTCAACTTCAATTTGTCGAGCAACAGGGACATGGAGGGGATGTACAACTGGCCCTCTCCACCGGAAATCAGCCACTTGCCCTTCCCGTTCATGATGTCTTGGTTGGCATAGGCGTGCGCCGTATAGACAAAGAACATGTCACGATTGCCGATCTTGGCGTTGACGTTCTTGACCAGCGATTTGAACTTCTTCGCGGTCCGCCCCTGATCGTTCTGGAGTTCACCCTTGTCTTGGAACTTCTCCAGTTCCTGTGCCGGTTCGAGCATTGACAGGGAGTCCAGTGCCACGAACACCTTATCTGCCGGGCTGACTGTACGCATCAAGTCACTGATGACCGAGGCCGTGTCCTCAACGGTGGATACCCGCACGGGGAGGAAATCGGTCTCGGCAAGGCTGAGTCCGATCCGTGTAAGATACTTGGTGTCAATCGCCCCTTCACTATCGATATAGACGACCATATAGCCCTTGTCCTGCGCATTCTTGGCGATGTTGCCAAGTAACAGTGACTTGCCCGTTCCGGACGGTCCGAAGAGCAGCGTCGAACGTCTGTTTGGAATCCCCTCGTTGAAATTGTTGGAGAGGATGTAGTTCAACGCCATGTTGCCGGTCGAGAGCCAGCAGTCAGGATCGGAGAGATCGGTCGAGATGTCTTTCTTGTTGAGGGACTGTCGCAGTTTTTGTGTATCCATGGAATTCTCTGATTGTTGTTATGGTGTGACTCCTACGCAGGGGGCAGTATAACATACCGCTCGGCCTTCCTTGGCGTCCAGATTTCAACCCTAAATAGGGTAGCGAAAACGGAGGATACCATACCTATGAACCCCATGCATGTGCATATTGCAGTACGTGACACCCTTGAAGGTCTACATGTCAACAATACAGCCATCCTGAGATTGATTAAAATGACGATCTTGGCGGAAAGCAACTTCGACGACTTCATGCCGAGGGAAGACCTCGAAGAGAATCTGTACGGCCTCTCACGCATTGAAATGGCCGCATTCCGCAACTTCGTCTACGATTTCATCCGTCACCATCCACTACGCGAGCGAATCGAGGAGTTCTGTCGTGTCGATCTGCGCAACACGTCATTCAAGCTGTTGCTGCGGCGACTGAAATACGACCTCAGCTTCCAGATTGCCGTAACCTACGGCATTTACGCGAGCCGCTTCGATGCAGCACCGGACAACAATCTTCAGGCAATTGCCGGCTGCTACCTCAAGTACTGGCAACAAACCGGCTTTGATGAAGACGATGTGAGCGATCTAATCGACAGTTACGAGCACAACTTTGTTTCAAGATAAATACTTGATAGCACTATAGGAGCAGCTACATGGCACATACAACCTACAACGTCGGCGTGCATCGAGTGATGCACAAGTTCGATGATGTCCAAGCAGACTTCCCGGCTAACGGGATCGTGACCACGGACATGTCGTCCGTGTTGGTGAACGCCGTCGGTGCGGTCGTAGACATCCAACTCACCTATGATTCCGTTGCCGCCATCGAGGGTGGTACTGCCACATGGTACACCATCAATACGGTAGCCAGTGGTTCCGTAGAAGAGTGGAAACCCAACGAATACGGTTCCACTGGAATCAAACTGGTCGCAAGCCTCGCCGGAAGCTCGGCTTGGATTTCATGCTAAACAATGGCCGACGATCCGCTCAACAAGGCGTTTGATCTGGACCCCGATCATCTTGACATGGGTGATGGTGATTCGGGGTATGCCTTCCCCTTTGATGACATTCCAGAATACATCTCTCTGGACGACATCACTCACATGGCGCTCTATGCCTACAAGGAGCAACTGAAGGATGTCACACAAGTGCCCGCACGGTATCGCCAACGGGCGCTTGAAGTTGCGCAAACCTATCTCAATCTCGCCAAGGACGCAGTGTCCAAACGCGACGACAACGATATCAAGAAAGCCGCCAAAGCTCTAAATACCAAGAACCCCTCATCTGGCGCACTGGCCGACAATAGCGAAGATGGTGCAACTGAAGGGGTAAGTAGACGAGAGGTCTACAAACAGATCGAACAGGAAGCTGCCGATGAAACTAAACGAAATAGTAGCGGAGGAGGCAAGCAGCAGCACGACTAGTGCTGGAAACTTCGCGCCGATTCATTCACCGTTCCGAAGCATACACAGCATTGGAAGCGTGGAATACAAGGCGCACCCGCACAAGATCAAGATTTATCGGCGCAACGATCAGAACGTGGCGGAGATGGTGGCTACCATCGAACGTCACACGGGAAAAGGATGGCGCTTTCACAAGACCATGGCATGGAATGAACACCGGTTGCCCCATTTCGGACAACTAAAGAATATCAGAACTCACTACAACGGCAAGAAGACAATCTCTTCTCAGCTTGAACATGTTCTGGATGAATGGGGTATCCGCCATGATGGCATCAAAGAGTTGAATGAAGACTGATTGGATGGGTAATGACGTCAGCGAATAACGATGAGAACATCGAGCATCAAAATGCGAATGCAATCAAGGAGCTAACGGACAAGATCAACTCCTTTGAGAACACGCTGCGTAATTTCCAGAAACAGAACGAATCGGTTCGAAGCGCATTGATCGACATCGCCGTGGCATTGCAGCGCATCGGCGACATCGAGCAGCGAATTCATGAACAGCAGCAAAGAAACAACATACAGCAAGACAAGATCGCTCAGATCGAGAATCGTCTACCGGTGCTTGAACAGACGATGACTTGGGTAAACAACGGCATGATCGGCTTGGTCGGGACCATTGGCCTGCTGACATTGATGTATGTTTTGAGTCATATTGGAGCCTAACATGTTTCTACTATCAATCGGACACTATCCGCAGGCCCCCGGGGCGACCAATGGGGAACATACCGAACACAGCATCGCCTCTACATGGGTGAAGCGCATCGTGGAGATACTGCAAGGGGACGGGTTTCCCATTGACACCGTCCCGACCGGACATTTGCCCTCCAAGGTAGACTTCATCAACACGTACGCAGGCGTCCAGTTCACGGCCGAACTACACTTCAATGGAAACATCGACGGCGCGCATGGCTGTGAGAGCCTGTACTACCCCGGCAGTACACAGGGAAAGCGTTTCGCCGATATCGTGCTCGAAGAGTTCGACAAGCGCGACATCTTCCAGCCGAATCGGGGTAGCAAGGAGGCATGGTACAAGATGGACAAGCCGGGTGTTGTCGATTATGCGGGTGATGTCGACGGCGATGAAACGATTGACTACTTCGTACGCAAGACCGCAATCCCCGCGATCATCATCGAACCCGAATTCATGTCGAACCTCGACCTGATCATGCACGAGCAGTTCTATGATGGATGCGATGCCATTGCACAGGCGGTGCGTCGTTTCAGCGAATACTTGGAGGCCATCAAGAATGAAACAGATCAATGATTGGCTGATTGATATCGCAGAGGTCATCGATGCGTACAGGATCGTGCCCCGCCTGTTCATGGTCGGCTATGCCTACTTGGTGTGGGACATGTACGAGTGGTTCATCCACCTGACTGCGCCGACCAGCGCGCAATCGGCATTCGTCAGTGTGATTGTCGGTGTGGCGGGCGTCGTTACCGGGGTTTACTTCAAATCCGGGCTCGACTGGAAGGAATACCGCAAGATGCGGCTCGAAGAGGACAACAAGTAACATGTTTGGACTGATCAAGAGATTTCGGGGATACCTCATCATGTTCGTTGTGGTCGGTGCAATGGGGACCGTGATCTGGTGGCTGTATTCGGAAAACGGCTCATTGCGATCCAAAAACGGCCAGTATGAATCCACCATTGCCAACTACAGGGCAACAGAACAGCAGCGTGAGGCCGTGCTCAAGCAGCAGAACGACTCGATTCACAACCTGCAAGAGACCGAGAAACAACTGAAAGAGCAAATCAAGGACGCCAACAAGAAGCGCCGTGCCGCACAGAAACGCTATGAACAGCGCATCCGTGATCTGGCACAGGAAGAGGTCCCGAAGACCTGTGACGGCGCCATGAACTACATGCTGGACAAGGCCACCGGAGCGAAAAACGATGAGTAGAGGCGCGATCCTCATGATAGCAACCTTCACCATGATCATGATCATGTTGCTGTCCAGTTGCGGCACCGTACCCAAACAGCCCGACCCGGTGCCGCCGGTTGTGGACAAGATCGTCACCGCCTTGCCGGATGCGGACAACATCCCCGATACGGACGCCAACCCGATCACACTACCCATTGACAAACTCTCCAAGAGCGACAGGGGCGATTACAGCAAGATCGCCAAGGCATACGTGCTGTCCATAGAAATCCTGCGCAAGGAGCGTCAGAACAGCGCTCAGTGGATTCGTGACTACAAGCGCGCACTGGAACGCGTTCAGAAACTACGTGACGAATACATGGAGAAGATCAGGAAACAGAGGAATGATGGATCATGACCTCCGAACAGATCAACGACATCCTCGTATAGATCGTGTAGCCGGCATTGGATATGGATGGTGAGAATCCGCCCGACAGGCGATTGAGCATGTAGCCCTCGATCAGTCCCACCACTCGTCCGAAACGATCAAAAACCGGTCCCCCCGAGACACCCCCGGCCACGATGGCGTCGGTAATGCCAAAAGATGAAAGCCCGCGCTTCTGACGATACGTGGTCAATGCGCGTCCTTGGGTGACAATCCATCGCAGTCCCAATGGACTACCGGAAACATAGAGTCGATCCCCTACGTCTGGATCGGATGAACAAGAGAAGGTCGCCTTCGGGTACTGGTCTGCCACACGTTTCGGTATTCGCAGCAGGGCAAAGTCGTGCTTGGCCAATCCCAATCCTCGAACCAGATCGTACTCGTAGGTGACGATCTCCGCGCGCACGAATCGCCCGTCACTGAAGCGCACCAGAATGTTCTTCTGCGGCTTCGCATGATCCCCATCTTCACCCGTGAGAATCACGTGTGCGGCCGTGAAGATGCCCGCGTCAGTCAATACGCCAGAGCCATGTCCCAATTCTCGTCCCATATCATCGTAGAGACCGACGTACACGGTCTCGTTCATGATCCGATCATAGCTTGGATGGATGTGTGAATCCAGCACAAGGGTTGCCAGAGCCACGGTCACAAAGAGAAGCGCAATTGAAATGGCAAAACCGAAAGTTTTCATACCCCTATTTAGGCGACTAAATAGGGACATGTTCACACCTGATTACAACAAGGTCGTCAAACGGCCGCAGGACGAGGAAGACCTCACACGCGAACAGGCCATGGAGTTTGTCAAATGCGCCAATGATCGCGAATACTTCATGCGCAAATACCTGTACGTGCAGCATCCGTCCGACGGCGCGGTCCTGTTTCATCCCCGTGACTATCAGCAAGAGATGCTGGACCTGATGGAAGAGTACCGATTCCTCATCATGAACCTGCCGCGTCAGAGCGGAAAGACGTCGAGCAGCATCGGCTTTTTGCTGCATGCGGCCATCTTTACACCGAATGAGACCATCGGCATCACTTCCAACCGCCAAATCAATGTCAAGGACATCATGGGACGCATCCGGTATTCCTATGAGAACCTGCCATGGTGGTTGAAACCGCCAGTGACCGAGTACTCCAAGTTCAAGATCAGCTTTGCGGTCAATCACTCATCGATTGAAGGGGCGACCACGACCGAGTCTACCTTCCGTGGCCGCTCGATGACCAAGCTGTTTCTCGACGAGTTCGCGCACGTGAAACCGGTGATCGCCGAGGAGTTCTGGACCTCGATTCTGCCAGTCATCTCGGCCGCAGGCGAGGATTCCGCCAAGACACAGATCATCATCGCCTCGACCCCGAACGGTACAGAGGGGCAGTATGCGAGGTTGTGGTTTGGCGCGGTCAATGGAGACAATGGATTCAAGGAGTACAAGGTCTATCCCGACCGCATCCCGGGACGCGACGCGAACTTCAAGCGGGAAATGCTTCGCAAGATGACCTATGAGAAGTACATGCAGGAATATGAGGGTGCCTTCCTGAGTTCCAAGTCCACGCTGGTCAATTCCACTGTGTTGGAATCCATTCGACCGAAGGAACCCATTTCAGGCAGTAACGACGATCTGTTACTGTTCGGCGACTTCAGGAACAAGACCGTGGCGATATGTTGTGACGTGGGAGAAGGCGTCGGCAAGGACTTCCATGCGATCCAGATTTTCGATATCGATGGCATGGAACAGTTGGGAGAATGGCGTAACAACGTCATGACGCAGACGCAGTTCACGCACGTGATCATCAATGTGATCCGCATGATCCACAACAGTGGTGCGAAGGAAATCTACTACACGGTGGAGAACAACAGTATTGGAATGGGGGTAATCAATCTCCTGATCAACAGCGATGACAGTGCGCTCAATCACGCCATAATGGTGAGCGACATCAAGCACCGCAAGAAGGGCATCCCGACCAACACCGCGAGCAAGGCACGGGGGTGCATGTTGTTGAAGGATTTGGTCGAGGGGTGGAAGCTGAAGCTGCATTCGAAGCGTCTGCTCACGGAACTGAAGTTCTTCGTCAAGTCCGGGGCATCGTTTGCGTCCGAACGTGGCAGGGGCGAGGGCCATGACGACCTCACCATGGCCTGCGTCCTGTTTTGCAACATGCTTGATCTACTCGCCCACTACGAGGAGTCCGTGTACGACCTGCTGAACAACATCCATCTACAGGACGAAGAGGAGGATTCCCTCTCACATACCCCAATGCCGATCATATTCGGCGGAGAAACAGACCCCTTTAACGATTCGGTCTGATAAATACATTACCAGACAGGGATACCATCATATGCAGCAACCGTTGAAGTTCAAAGATCGCGCATTTGGCGTGCCACAGGGACGACTGGTCCTTGAAGCACGAGATGCACAGACCCATGAACTGGTCGATTTTCGAGACGGCGGCAACGTCGTTGTGCTCTCAGCCAAGGAAGCCCTTATCAATGCGGTCAAGTCAACGAGTTCCGACTACCTGATTCACAAGCTGGTCACCGGCAATGATATCACCGATGGTGGTCGTGCCGCCTATCAGATCGTGGATTTCGGTGGTAGCGTAACCGGCGGTGGGGCCACCGGGTTGGCCAACGATGCGACGGTGTACAGCACCGACACCTATATCAACAACGTGTTGACAACCGTGAACGTGACCGGGTCCAATGCGCAGACCTTTACCGCGCTCATCAACGAGATCAACACGGACCTGACCGGCAAAGGTGCCAGTGTGGCCATCTCCGGCGGCAACATTCAACTGACGGCCGATTCCACCGACCCGGAACAGATCGTGAACTTCGATAACGCCACCGATACCCTGTTCAGTGCATGTACCGGTTTCGTGGCCTTCAATGCGGCCATCAACGAGGGCAATCCGGAAACACCGAAGGACACCTACGATCTCAACACAATGCCCAACAACAGCACCGTATTCTACGACTCGACCAGCTATGCACATCCACCCAACCTGATCTTCGGCAACAACAGTGTGACCGAGATCATTGTCAATCACACGATCACGGGTGCCACGGTCTTGGGCGATCTAGGCTTGCTCAGCACCGATACCGTGAAGTTCACGTCGGCCGCGCTGCATACTGGCAACGGCAAGGTGTTTGCCTACAAGCGATTTGCGCGCCTGTCACTATCGAACAATATCAACGTTCATGTCGTGTGGTATATCAGTTACCCGTAGGCATTGATTAGAGTCCGGAGAGGAACGCCGAAAACTTCCGACTGATCTCGGGTCCATACTCTGCCCAAAACTCCCCGTCCTCCGCGATGCCCTGTCTCATGTTGGCGGGATAGGTGGGCAGGTCGGGATTGGTATTGGCCTGATGCGCGCGCACCGAGGCATAGGCCGACACGTCATTCATCCGCAGATTGCGCGGTCCCGTGGCAAAGCGCAGTAATTGGAGTGCCAGCTTCGGATGGGGGTTGTTCTTGGGGATGGTCCAGACGGAAAACCCGCGTTCATGTGCATTCCACAGAATCTTCGTGTCCCGCAGTCCCTCGTTTTTGCGCAGATTGAGAATGCGTCCGGTGAATCCCGTGGACGCCACCACTTCCCGATTGGCAATCAACTTGGCCGATTGTGCCCCCAACCCCCACCAGATGATGCGATCCTTGATCCCCCGGATCGTGTCAAAGGCCAATTGCAGCCCGGCATCGGTCTTCAACACATCATAGATGTGATCTTTGGGGACTCCGGCGCCGAGCAGGGCCATCTCCAAGGTCACCCGAGGCCACTTGCGAAGTCCACGTTTGCCGGGAATCGAGGGATCGAAGAAATCCTTGGCAGACCGGATCGAGGTCTCGTCTGGTCGCACGATGATGGCCTGTGCCCAAATGTTCTGTGCCACGCCACACGGGAAGACTGCACCGGGCACATAATCGTCTGGATTGAAAAGCCGACCGACCCGGCGTAACAGCCCCTCGTCACAGCCATTGATCGCCTGCGCGACATTCATATCGGCGATATCGAGTGAAGATCGTCCCTGCTCCGTCTCCGCCTTCACCTTGGCAAGCAAGTTGTTGGCCGTGGCCGTCACGATGGGTATTCCAAACTCCCGGGAGAACGGCTTGAAAGCCGTCTCACGCTGTGCCTGTTCATAGGCACCACCCCAAGTATAGACAATCAATGAATCGGTCGCGCCGGCCGAGAACGACAGCAACACAGCAACGAACGCAAGCAAGAGACGCATGCGGGGACTTCCCTTTTTGATTAAATGAAGTTCGCGCGCTCTATCGAACTGAACATCGCCTGATTGTGGTTCGAGAACGCACGATAGTAGGATTGTAACGCCTGTGCGTCCGTGTCGGCAAATTCAATCAGGGCCAGCGCCTTCTTGCGGGCATCGCGCACGGTGACGAGCGCCCCACGCCATTGCTGCGAGCGCAACTTCACTACTCGTGCCTCCTCTTCCAGCGTAGTCACCATTGCGCCCGTCTCCGTCTTGTCGTTACCAAGGCCGGACTTGAGATATGGCCAGTCGGATGGTTGCGCAGCGCCCCGCTGGTCCACGGACAAGGCCAAGAACGCAAACGCCTCGCGCTCGGTCTCGATATATTCGCGCATCTGGCCCCCATAGGACGCCGCAATGGCAATGCGCTCCCGTTCCGCCTTGGAGTTCAACTTGGAGATCATGCGCGCACGCGCGTCCGGATGCAGATCATATTGATGCTGACGGACTACTTTGCCGTCCGTGTCGATATAGTCATTGGGAGTGATCTCCCGCTCCAGATCGGGGTCAAAGAAATCTTTGCGATTCTCGGACCATACTGGATACAGATTGAACCGGGTGGCCAACTCCGTCTGTGCGGCAGCATCGGTTGGATCATAATTGCCACGTACCTGCACCCGCTTGCCGGTGGACTGATCCACGGCAAAGTACGGCATCTGGCCGATGGCCATGATCGTGCCATTGTCTACTACTGCCCAAAGGTCGAAATTCTCTGTTAAAGCCATTCAAGTTCTCCGTGGTCTTATTTAGCTTCTGCCGCTTGTCGTTCCTTGCACTTCAAACAGGTCCCACAAGGCTTGCCGGAATCCTCCGGTGTTATACAACTGGTCGTCATGGACCACAACGCACCCAAGTCGTTCCTGATCTGTGCCTTTGGCTTGTCCCAATTGAAGTGTATGACCGTGACCCCGAGCGCAGCAAACGCGCGCTCCTTGCTGGCGTGGTGCAGCTTCCACGGATTGTCATCGAACGCATCGGCATCTTCCTTGTTGTATCCAAGACACAGCATGCCGCCGCCATGATCGAGAAAGTAGGAGGCCGGAAATACATGATCGTAGAAGTACACATCGGTCGAATGGCGATAATCCACGACAATGAACTCGAAGGGACGATAGCGAGACTCAAGGGTGGTGCGCAAGGCTTCAATGGAACGGATCGCGACCGCTTGTGCCGTCGGATCGATAACGGTATTGCGCATGTAGAACGTCATGACCTCGTGGTCGGTGTGTTTCAAATGGAATTCCAGACAGGCCGTACTATCGGGTCCGCCGCTCCATGGGATCACGCATTTCATGGACGACTCCTCTTCCTGATTTCACACTTGGCGCATTTCTGACAGGGCTTGTTATTGGCGGTCGGCGTCGGGCAGGTCCATGCCTGTTGATACATCGAACCCAAGGTCAGTACATGCTCACGCTTGGCGATGTTCTTTCCAAACAGCTCGACCGGCACGGTCTGCGTCACATACTTCTTCAGCTTGCGCATACGAGCCTGATCGATATGCCGCCAATCCTCCTTCGAAGTCGCCCAATGCACGATTGGATCGAACCCGGGTGTCAACATGTGGTGGCGTTCCAGCGCCATGGCGTAACCAAACAGCAAATAGTCCGTGTCGGGTAACACATAACCCGAAATCTCGATCTCATGATCCAGAAACACGCAACCATTTCTCCGATCTCCAATCAGGTCCATCAGGAAGCTCTCCAAGGAGGACTTCTGAAATCGTTCCGCCGGGTTGTTGTGGTCGCACACATGCAACAGGTACAGGTTGGTGCCGACCGGCAACATTTCGGCCAGTCGCAGCGCCATTGCAGAGGAGTTGATCCCTCCGGACCAAAGGATGATGTGATCTTTATGCTGCTGCGCCATGTGTCACCGTTGTCCCACTCAGGGTCAGATTTGCAGAACCGGACACATACAGTCCGCGACTGCCACCAGAACCCGGAATGTCGTCGCCGCTATAATTGACCTTGTCCTGAGCGGTAGCGCCATTGGCACCCCAATCTCCTCCAGCACCAGAGTAGTTGCCGTAGTTTACATTACCATTCGGATCAGTGTCTGAATTTCGTCGTGCCGCGCCACCCGATGTGGAAGACCCGTCATAGCCGGTATAACCGCTGACGGTGTCCCCATATCCACCGCCACCACCCAAGGCGTAACTAGCGCCACCGCCACCGCCACAACCGTCCATTGTAACAGCGTAGACACACGGATCACTGCCCAATTTGCCACATGTGTTACCGGTAACATACGACACTCCGTACGCCGGAGCGCCACCGCCACCGCCACCGCCACCGGCCAGATCACCACCATTCGTGATATTGACCGTATCGCTCGAACGGATCACCAACCCGGTGCCACCGTTACCACCGTTGCCACCACGATCTGTATTATTGCGTCGACTTTCGCAACCGGAACCACCGCCACCGCCACCGCCGACAATTTTTCCGGTGCCGCTCATGTCGATGTTGATATCACCATGCAGCAGCCCGTTGAAATCCCCGGTATCCATGGCAACCCCACCGCTGCCGCCATTATGTTCATTGAGTCCATCATAGGTTGCCCGTCCCGCATGGCTTCCATAGACCACGACCCCGGCATTGATGGTCAGGTTGACCTCGACGGCATCAACCCCGTTCCATCCGGCGGCAATCGCTGCATTTTTGATGTTGTATGATTGCGTGTTGCTGCCAATGGTCAGATTGACCACATAGACCTGTTCCAGACCATAGAAATCGCTGAGAGAGATAGCACCCGAAGACGGCACAGACCCGCCGGAGACCGGTTGAATGCTCCCAAGGTAATACTCCATGATCGTATCAGGCGCGGTCGCGATGTTGCCGCCACGGCTGGTGAATTCGAAACGGAGATCACGCAGACTGATGGGGCCGGAGGACTGTAGCGGAGTGCCCATATTACTTACCTCCGAATACCGCTTGCTTCAATGCCTCGATTTCGCTCTCCATTGATGCGACCTTGTCTTCCAGTGACTTCTTCTCGCGCACGAGTTGCTGGATCGCGCCAATGTTCAGGACACTCAGACGCTCATAGCGGACCGTCAGGTAATCACGATTGAATGGGGCCGGACAGACTGCATCCGGCAATACCTCGGCGACTTGTTGTGCCAACACGCCCGTATCTCGATCTCGTGACGGCTTGTACCCCGCCTCCGTGCAGGCATCACGATCCCAATCAAAATGAATCGGCTTGATCGCCATGACCTTGGCAATGGCATCGGATACTTCTACCGTATTCGTCTTCAGGCGCGCATCCGAGGCACCGCCCGTAACATCACCCTTGGCTTCGAAGTCGCCGCTAAACATGTCAAAGTGATGTTGCCAACCCCCGTCGGCCGCACCCGAGGCGCGAGTGTAGAAATGATCGTCGGTGGTAAGGAACGTCTGCGAGCCAAGCACACTATCAACATAACTATACAATGCACCGGCTGCGGCATTGATATGTGCGCCCACCGTGGCAAGTTGTACCGACGATGTAATGGTATCGGGGAGCAGGCTGTCGGGGATGGCCGGCAATCGCGCAGCATTCAGTGTACCGGCATTGATGTTGCTGGCGTTACGATAGTAAGAACCATGCTGGCCATCAAGCATATCAGCGTCGAGGCTGTTGCCGGCGCCATAATCAGCCACGGTCACGATACGATTACCATTAATAGTAACCGTCGACCACGTAGTGAAGTTCAACTCGGCAGCGCCCCCGGCGCCATTCAATCCGACTACTGCCACTCGACCAACCACGGCAGCAGAACTGTCCTGAACCGCAATGATGCTCGTGTCTGAATCATCGGCGATTTGCGCGTACCAATGATCGGGCGCAGAGCCCGAATTGGTGCGCAATCCGCCCGCAGCCGTAATGGTGTTGAAGGTCACATTATCGGTTGTATCCAGCGACAACTGTGATCGGGTGACGTTGTGGGGGTTGCCGGTGTTTGCCTTGTGTGCGGAAAGATTGGCCTCCAAGGCCAATGGATGTCCGCCCGCAGTAACACCGTCATGAACCACCACGGTACTCTTGTCGGTATCAACCGTGACTTCGGCCACAAGACCTGTGAATGTCGAATGCTGCGTCGTCGTGCCGCGTCTGTATTGGACTGCTCGGGTAGCCATACTTCTCCTTCCGTTGTACTGTTATTTATACGATGGTCCCAAAGTCCCATGTCACGTCAACTGCATCTGCAACCGAGTAATTGGGTACGTAAAAACGCGAATAGCGACGTACTTCTCCCCAATCATCTCCTAGTGTGTCATTCCAGTCATCAATCAAGATTGGGTCGGTATGATAACCGACCTCAAAAGAGCCTTCATAGACCGGGGTCTCTCCATTCTTGGGGGTGAAATTGACGGCCACGGCTGTTGCATATTTGACCGTCACGATAGTCTCATCGACGGGACCGATCAGGAGTTCCACCACCTGATACTGGATATTGCCCTGACTGATGTCATACAGGGAGTTCGCGGTGCGGAAGACATATGCCCTCGTATGTTGATCACAGGTCACCTTCACGCGCACATTATCACTGGCCGGGATCGGTCCATAGGTATCACCCATATCAAGGAAGCTGGTCGGCACAAAGATGCCATCGTACGGCACATCCTTGGGGATGTAATTGAGCGGATAGGTATTGAAGACTTCAACGCCCGGACTGCGCAATGGCCAGTACCCGACCAACCCAATTTCGTTGCCGGTGAGGCGGGTGTTCATGTTGTCCTGTATCTGCTGCTGGGTGCGGGCTATGTTCCAAGCCCGGAAATCTGCTCCTTCTCCGAGCAAGCTTTCAGTGGCGCCGTTGCCTCCAAGCCTTAGGTCAACGCCGTTATCCGTGCTGCCCATTGACGCTGCGGAGTCTTGTACTATCTGCGTCCAATCGACATAAACAGTCAGCGTTGTTCCTGAACGAACCAATGACGCACGATGCCACGCATCATCAGCAAACAACCCACCATTTATATCCACCTTGTTCGTGCCGTCGGACATGGCGCCACGAAGGGTGCCCGCAGAAGTGAGAAAAAAGCTATACCCCGCAGCACCGACAAAAGCGTCCCCTTTATTGAACAGCCATCGACCACTCTGTCCATTGTTCGGTGTCTTGAAAAAAGCCTCCAACGTAAAATCGCCACTACCGAAATTCACCGACGCGGGATTACCAACAAGTACGGCTTGGTCCGAATTGTTGAACGACAAACACCCAAACAGATCATCACTCGGACCCTCAAACCGGTTCCAACGAGGACCGTTCATCAACGTGCCGTCATTGCCATTGGCGGTCAGATCATATGCCAGCGTACTCGGTCCGCCCGTCTCCGGCTGATAGAAGTACTCACCATTGGAATGCAACGTTATCGGGGCATGCACATAACGGGGATGGGACCAAAAAGGATGGGCTAAGGTATAGGCTGCTTCGGCCACATCGAACGGATAGCGCCGACCTTCGTACGGCAGTACCACATCATCCAGCGGCCAGTACCCGACCAGCCCGGACTCGGTGCCGGTGAGGCGGGTGTTCATGTTGTCAGAGAGCTCCGTGGGCGTGCGCGCTACAGACCAGACCCGAATATCACTAAGGCTTCCGGCCAAGTGCGTTGCGGCACTATCATCGTATCCGAAGTGGGGCGCCGTGCCGCCAATATCGAATGAGGTGCCCGTGCCGTTGTTCTGAGCGACGTTCACCAGATCGAGGTACAAAATCATGCGGGGGGAAACGGATGCGTTGAGGACGACCGCGAAATGATGCCAGCGCTGCGTGCTCACGACGCCCGCTGCTGAGAAGGCACCGATGGGGGTACCATCTATTGACGCCTGCGCATAGATGGTGCCATCAGAGAACATACTGATCCGTGGGTAGAGCCCTTGACCGAATACGTTGAACAGTATGTTCTGATCGGCCGAGAGGTCATTCACATACATCCGCCCCTCAATCGTCGCTGCGGCAGGGCTCCCACCGAATGAGGGTGCTGCGGGCAGGGCTACATAGTCATCCACCCCATCAAACGACAAGCTCCCGGTCACGTTCTGATTCGGTTGGTCGGCACTCCACAGGGCACCGCCCATGAGCGTGCCGTGGTTACCATTGGCGGTCAAATCAAGAGCCGTGGTCTGATACGCCTGCGAGATGTCCTCGAAGTTGTCGGCTTCGGCCGTGGCAAATGTGGTTGTATCGATTGTGTCATGCAGATCGAATGGCGTAATGACCTCGATCACTGCCACATTGGCCGGGCGTCCCTTCTCCACGAAGAAGTCGAAGATGTCCTGTACGATGTTGAACTTCTCCGTATCCGTGAACGAATACACGGTTCCATCGGGAGCCACGTAATCTTCGGTGAACAGCCGATAATCTTCGGCGGTCACGATCACCTTCAGGTACGGTGTCTTGATCAGCTCCATCGTCGATTGCGGAGCGCCAGCCGGGTAATCTTCGCCGTAGATGCGTACCTGCGTGAATATATTGCTGGCATTGTCGGTCACATCCGCATAGATGCCCGTGGCATATCGTTTCTCGGTGCCGATATAGTAGTCGTCTGGATAGGTGTAACTGGACTTCTTGATGTTCTTGTCGATCCAGACGTATTCCAACTCCACATTCCAACCCACCAGCTTGAAGATGTGCTTGATCGCGCGCACCGTGCCTTTGGCACGATAGATGTTGACGATGTCCCGAATCAGGGTGCGCTTTTCCTCACGATTGAGATTGCGGGGGTAGTTGACACCGAAATTCATCGCCAAAGTGTCAAGACGAGACTCGCTTACAAGCGCACTATCATTGTGATTGTCGAACTCATCGATCTGAATACGAATGTCATCCAAGAACTCGCCAAGCGCCCCAAACAAGGAGTTTACATTGGCATAGCCCTGCAAGCTTGCAGGCAAGTTGTTGACAATCTGTTTCTCAATGGTCATCAGGTAATCTCAATCGTCGAAATCAGTTCAGTCGAAACGGCGTAG